CCCATCTGTACGCCAGGAAGATATTACCTGGGCCCCTGAAAAGGAGCAGACCGAACGGTCTTGAGATTCAAGATTATGTAGGAATCCAATAGCTGATAAAGTAAACACGAGTGCCCGCCTTGCTTAAGGGCTTGTCAGTTTCTCGCCTGCGTTCGCAGAAATCAGATCATGGGGATCCTTGGGCTTAACCACCTGGAGGCATGGGTTGCCTAGTTCCAGAAGGGATCGTCTAAAACAAAGGGTTTTTGAGGCCCTTTGTCCAAAACACACGATCAACGTGTCCTGGCTAATTATTAGCTTGGTTGTATTGATTGCTTTTTAACGACTTGCTTACTGTCGGGTGCGTCCACGGGTACACCATACCACTAGGGGTGGTTCATTTTGCCTCCTTTCACATGGAGGGGTCTAGTGACAGCCAATTAAGGCAAGCACCAAAGGAGTACTATTTTAACGTCTTCTCCTAAAGATATGACGTCCAGCCAGTTAAGGCAAGAAATTGAATTTATAGATTTCCATCTAATGAGATTCACTACTCGCAGCACTTCCCTTGGTGTCTCTTGGATCGATGACAACTGGGGTATACCACGGGTAGAAAAATGTAGCATTATGAATTTTAAACGGAGTATTCACAAGGCCAGCAGCTTCATTCACAGCAATCACACTATTATATCGCAAATTAGAAATATAAGGGAAACAATTTTGAGTACCAGCGTGTGCTCTATAGTAATAGAGATCAGGTGCAACTGCTGCAGGAACAATAACATCCCCACGATAGAATTCAAACATATTAGCAAGAATTTGAGATCCAGGTTGAAGACGCATAGTACCAGTGTTTTTATACATACAAGAACGTGGAGTAGCAGGAAAATAAATACCATTGAGAACATGAGGTTTTACAAGGGTAGAGTCTTGTCCATAATTAACTGTCAGATTTCCTTTCTCACAATACTCACGCAAAGTACAGGTCCCCTCATTCACGTAGTTGGTTGGAGTCTCCACATCACCATCATTGATGGGTCCTTGGGGATTCCACACAACAGGTGCTGATTTAGCTGCAATTTGCGGCATACGATCGAAATTCATTGATTGGCGTGGGCAAGCAAGTTGTAAATCATCACACATACGTGCTGTTATCATGACAGGGACGTTTTGTTCTACATTGTCCGGTGCCTGCATAACAGCAGCAGTACGAATCACCAACCTACCTTGTGAGCCATCTGACAGAGTCATAAACTTATCATCTACATAGGGAATAGTTATTTTGAGCTCAGAATTCTCACGAAAGTCCCAGATCACATTCCAAAAGTCATCAAGTTTATCAGGAATAGGTAAAGTATTTAGCCATTTTGGAAGAAAAGCAATTTGTAAACGTCCAGAGTGAAATTTAGTTTTGAAAGCCTTGAAAGTATATTCGATAGATCCAGAGTACATCATGAAGAAATGAGGCAAGAGAGTCATTCTACAAGTAGCAGGAGCATGTGATGGTCCCACTTCATAGAAGTGATTGATTTCTTGTCCCACTGGAAGATTAAAATCAAAAGCATAGTCGTTAGTTTGAAAGATTTCTTCAAAGGTGTTTGTTGAGTCTTGAGTATAGTCTTTATTAACGATATTCATAGCAGCAGGAACAGTTTGAGCAGAAACTTTATAATTGGTATCATATAGGGCTTGAGATAATACAACTTCACCGCCAGAGACTTTAGACGTCGGAGGGCCTTGCGGAACCCACTTTGGAATCGTCTCGAACAGGTTGGTTGGATACAAAAGCTCCACATCCTCCATCCAGAAGTACAGTTTATATTGTGTCGAATTAGAGCAAAAGTTTTCGAAGAAAGAAGCAACCTGAAAGTCACCCAAACGTCCCTCAGCAAAACATTCAAGAGTCGTGAGAAAGCGTTTGGGAGAATAATAAGGTACTCGTAATTCCACCGCAGACTCCTCACTGAGATCAATGAAGCTATGGGGTGGCTTAAGAGCATAATTCTTTATAGGAAGAGCGTTAGCAAGATTCAGAGTACGATTAACAAAACCAGGTGGTCGATAGACTAAGAAGACAGATCCAGAATCAAAAGGAGTTGCATTGACCATCACACGAGCACACATCGTAAAACGTATTCCAGTATAATTGAGCAATTTGGTGCGCACTTCCTGTTGGTCAAACAAAAGCGAAAAGTCATAGGCTTGTTGAGTCATATCAATTGGTAGTTGTGAAACATTCCCAGTTGCTATAACTCTAGGTTTTCCAAGAAATCGTTTAAGAGAAATGAGATTATCAACAGGTTCAGAAACAGCAGCTACATTAGCCCGAGCATCAACAGAAGGAGTAGAGTCCTTAAAAGTCGTAACAGATTGATCCTCAATAGATAAGGCGGCAGTTCCTTGCAGAACTTCAGATTCAGTATCAGCATTGTTAAAATCAGAATTATTTTGAGTTGGAGCAATACGATCAATTTATTGTGCGATGACATATAGGGTATTAATCTATATGCCACACAGAACCGGTAGAATAGCCTATTGTTTAAAGTCGCCACACATCCTACTATAGAGGCGAACCTCTGCGACTCACTACTATCAAGCTCTGAACAGATCTTGAGTTCATGGGTGTGATTCATACTAATCATTCATACTTAAACGGTTCATCATACAAAAGGTACATTCACACACATACAAATAATTACGTTTAATACAAGGATATTCCTTATACTTCGGTTACCATCCTGTTTCGTTTTCTCTACAGGGCGTAATGACCAAGCTTATAGCATACCTTCTCCATTGGAGGGCTTTAGCTATAAACCAGCACAGCAAATGGGCCTTGGTACAAGCAAGTCCAGGGGTACAGTTTAACGACTTGTCCAGGTCAGAATTGGAGATTCCTCTTTTCATTCATTGTGTCCATCCTTTGTTTCCGCTGGAAGGCGTAATGACCAATGCATTGCCATGCGCTCCACCTATTGCTAGGGGTGTTATAGGCAATCATCAGCACAGCTAAAGACACTCAAACTAATCGGAAGAAAACTCCTGAATACTCTTGCCAGTCATAGACCGAAAACCATTGAGTACCTCGAAACGCAATTGCGCGTAACTAGGTATCGCAGGAACCCGGTGATGGGCTGAAACAAGAGCTTCAACAATACGATGACGGTTGGTGTCATATGTTTGCTTGTCATGTAGAGCAAGCTCACGCATGGTGCACTCAACTATCAAAGGGAGAACTACAGCCTCAGGATTGTCATTTCTATACCAATTTGGTACATCCAAGACAGTCTTTAGCTGTAGGGGCCCTGTCCAACGCCCTTCCTCATCAGAGTACACAAAGTGCCTCTTTAGAAGAGTGACGTCAGTCAAGGAGCGGGTTGGTGGAACGACATTTCCAGACTTTTGTTCATCTGTATATGTCATTCCCAGATCTGTTGCTGCTTGAGTGATAGTTTGTTGATTAAAGAAACCCTTGGCTTCTTTTGAGATTCCAACAACATTATCATCTCCATAAATGACAATGGACACATTCTTCTCGAAAGAAGACATATTGGCCATATGCCGAGGCGCAGTGCTCATATAGAACAGGCGCATCAGCATCTGGCCAATCACTGTGTTTACTGTGGCAGTCAAATACACACCCGAAGGCATGGAATGAGTCCACATATAAACGGATTGTCCAATGACATGCATGGAGAAGGCAATGTCCATCATCAAGACCTCCCTCACCATATTGCCTTCAACATCATCACCATACCAAGTGTTGATAACGTCGAGGGCAGCAAAAAGCAATTGAGCAGAAACGCTACCATCCCAATTGGAATAATCACCGGCAACAATGTTGTCACCGTGTCGCTTCAACTTAAGTGCTATGAGATTCCAATCGAAAGCATAGCAGTTGGTTCCTACTAAGCTCTCGTTTTCTATTCTCCCCTCTGCCTGAGCGGCAACGAACGCACCGAAGTACATTCGACAAGCGACAGTAAAATCTAAGGGCGACCCCGAGAAAACGCGTGTTTTCCCTTGGTCAACCTTTTCAATTGGTCGTCGCTCATCCTTCAACAGATCCATCCAGAGAGTTGGATAGCGTCGGCCGGCTAAGGCAAACTCTATCCGCTTGTCAACATGATATTCTAAGTCTGGGGAAATGGTCAGAGCATCTAAGTCCAACCACGTTCTCTTTCCCGCAGTCCTCGGCTGCTTAGTCAGCCCCCAGGGAAAACCCGGAGACGTACTAGCAGTGAGAGATTTGAAATAATCATCTCCCTCAATTCCAAAGACAGCTTCGTGAAGAGAATAAATTCTCCTCTCCCTAGACTTTGAGGTATTGTTAGAGTAAACTCTAGCAACATCCCCTGAAATGAGATTCACCAGCTCCTGTGGGAGTGGCTGAATAACCGTGCCGCATTTCTCCAAACCTTTCATCAAGGGATCCCATAAAATGGTTTCCCCATCCTTTAAAAGATTTATAGGATGCAGATAAGCTGGTTTAGTGAATGTGTCAATACAACACCCACTAATTGAGGTAGGTCGCAGCGTAGAGCCAGAACAAGTTCCAACTCCAAACGGCAACTTACCAATCGACATAAAAGCTCCTTGGGAGTTCTACGTCCTCGGTTGGAATTAATTCTGTTGGGGGATAGCATTGTGCTACCCACCCAACATTCTTGAGCAGATCTAATAACTTCTCATAATACACACACACAGAAAAACCAAAGCCAGCACAACCGGCAACATGCATTCCCAATATTTTCTTATCAAAAGCAGTATCACGTAAAATTAACACACTCCCGCAATCACCAGGTTTTGTCTCACCAACATATTTATAACCAGATCTATTAGTGAAGGAGATCCCAGCTGAATTTTCATAATCCGCATCCTCTGGAATCAAATCCAAATTCTGCAGACTATAAGAAGCCAGCTGATCACTTCCAACACTAGCAATTCCACAAAGTTGAGCCTTGCGGGAATGAACCTTAGGAAGGTCCATTTTTGTTACAAAATATTTGGTGATATCAGGATATTGGGGGCAGATCTTTGGAAGCTCGAGTAACATAATGTCCTCATTTTCTCCCAATGTGTTCCTTCTTTCGTGCACCTTGGCATCCGCCAATTTGAACTTGAAGAATTCCCTTCCATCCAAAAACCGCATAGTGACATATTCGGCATTACATGCATTCATCCAATGTTTATAAGTTAAAAAACAATTTCCCTTTATAAAAACACCTTTACAAATTTCAGATCCGGATGTTGTGGTCATAATTGCTTGGTTATTCCACAACTTCTTTGAGATTATATCCCAAGCATTTCCGTCGACAAGACCCTCAGGAGCAACTTGAGCATCAGCATATACTTGACGCATCGCGTCAAAGTACGCCTCAGCCTTCACGTTTCCTTCGGGTTCCATCTCAACTTTCATGCGTTGGGCTCGCGGGTCCTTCATGTTAAAACTCTCTATTTTTACCCTTTGCGCTCGCGCGTCTTTAAGGTTGAATGACTCAACCCCGACCCTTTGTTGTTTAGGGTCTTTCAGGTTAAATGATTCCGGTTGGATCCCAAGGTAGTTGGCTTGCACCTCCTGCCTTGAAACTTTACCCTCATCAAAAGCCTTCTGCCATTCTCGGGCAAAGTTCTTCTCAAACACTTTCACAGTGTCATCATCGAAAGAACTTGCTGCAAAAATGGGGGTATCATTGAGTTTGCCATGTAGACATGCATGGAAAAATCCCGGTCCCACTATCTCATCAAATTTCTTTGATGCCATTCGGAATTGGGCAACTGTGAACCTATGAGGCTCAGTTGCCATTTTCAGAATGGAATAATATTGGAACCGAGAAATAAATCCAGCCCTAGTGAACCAGAGCTTTGCATATGCGTCAATTGCACTTTCTGCTGTAAACAACACATCATTCGCACACAACGAACATTGTTTACCAATGTCATATTTTTTAAATCCTGCAGCCACCGCCAAAGAAGAAAGCATACCTTCTGGCGACATAGAAGCTTTAGGAACAAACAAACCGATTATCTTATTATAAAACACACGCACACACATATACAATAGAGAAATGAATGTTCTCATAAGAACCATCGATGCGGCTCCCGTGAGAATGAGATATACATAAGCTAAACTAGTATGAGTACCAAAAAATGAGATTATATCACAATGAATTTTCAAGTATCTCTCTCGCATTCGTTCCCAAAATGTTTCTCCATGTATTTCGTCAATGAGCTCAATCTCAGCCTTTCCAATGTAAATTGGCTTTTGATTCAACTCATCAACTTCATGTTGGAGTAACAATCCGGATTCAATAGCAGCATCAATTGCTCTACGGTAGCACACTTCTTGTTGTTGTGTGCACCCGATCCTTGAACAATTATCTGCACATTGAACAAATACTCTCCCCAATCGGAGAGCCGCCTTGTGATTAACCTTCTTATATGTAAGGTTAAACACTCCAGCACCTCGCTTGGTGTACAGTTCTATTAGTCCGTTCACCTCTTGATCAATTACTTGATCAAGGGCAAACCGTCCATAGTACATACACTTATAAGCGCG